TTTTTTTAATTCTTCATACCAATCTTTATTATCTTTATTAAATATGGCAATGTATTTCATACCATCTTCAAATTGTTTCGCTTCAGTTCTATCTACTATAAATTTCATTTTTACCTCCTTCTATGCAAATCCTATGTTTAACCATTGCCCGTTCTTAAAAAATTGTAATGCCCTTAATTGTGCGTAATCACCTGTTCCCAGAATAGAATTAGCATCATGATTTCTTATACCTGTTACCACATAACCGCCTCTTTCAGTAGATGTATTTGCACCCCACAGTGGCAACTCCATAAAACCTGCAAGTCTGATGTCTCTTATATAATTCTGCCACTTATCATTATTATCTTGGTTACGCAAATCATACAAATGCTGTGTCCTGTTCCAAGCGTCATCAGCTCTTCCACGTGCCGCATTTACATTTCCATCTATCGCATTCATACGATTATCTCTTGCAGCCATATCGTGATTATCCATGATTTCACACCAGTTTCCTCCGTTACGATTTGGAACTTTATAATAAGCTCTCCCGCCGTTAGTATGATATGTACCAGCATAACTCCCATTAGAAGAATACATATCTAGAACACTTGGTGTCCAAGTGTTAGATAAATTCGCTCTTAATACAAAGTCGCTATTACTACTATTCCTATATCCTTTTGAAAATGGAATATACGGACTTAAATCGGGCTTGGGTGACACTTGTTTAATCGTTTGAAAATTGACGAGTCCATATTCATTTTCGGTTGCAGGCTTTAAAAATTTGCTTAAGATTTTTACCAATCCTCTAACACTCAAAATCTTTGTATGATCTAACGTTTTAATTAACTTGCTCCACACGGTTTCTCCTGTTGGTCTTTCATTTACTACTTCCTGTGTATCTCCGTTCCCTGCCTTGACTACTTCTTTAACTTTTTCTGCTGTACTTTCAGATTCTGTTTCAGAATAGATTTTGGCTATTCCATTTTTTTGTTCTGTTGCATAATTTAAAATGTTTATTATTACAAATTGTGTACCATTGTATGTTAATTCATATGTTTTATTTTGTTTTAAATCGTTAATTCCAACAATTTCTATTTGCTCGTTAAATTCTTTCAACAAAACATAATCATTTCTATTTAATCGTAATTTTGGATTATCATTTTCATTTTCGCTATCAACTGTAAGTCTTATTTTTAAATCTTTATTTAATCCAAATTCATCAAGTCCATCAAGTTCACAAACATAATAATCTATCCCTAAATCAGTTGTTTTTGTTGCATGTAATGTATGTACACTCCCTAATTGCAATCCATTATAGATTTCTTCTTTTTCTGCAGTACCTTGCACACGGATTTTCCCAAATTCAGGTGTTATTACCTTTATCTCAGTGTCTCCTCTTGTTGTTTGTTCCTTTACACGATAATGCGATGGATATTCAACTTGATGTTCTTTAAATTTTGTAAGTTTAGCCATAAGTTCCTCCCTCTACTTTGTAATATTAATCGGATTTCTTTTTATATAATTCTTAATTTTTTCTTCCGACAAATGCCTGTCTCCAAATCTCATTCCAACATTATAATTATCCAAATATTTTTGAGTATTAATTTTAATTCCTCCACCAACAATATTTTCTAAATTAAGTTCATCTACTAGACTAAAATTAAAATTTTCTCCACTCAAAAATGTAACTTTGTATTGAGCAGGTTCATTATTCTCATTAAAATCAATAGTTGGTGCTATTCCTGTAAACATTTGACCAATTTTGTATAATGTTTCGATGTTTGGAACTAATTTATATCTCATCATCTCTAATCTGATACGATTCCTGTATCTTTCATCATCCTGACCATGCCTTTGAACCTCGAATTTGGCACCTACATCGTCTAAAAAATCTCCATCCGCATAATCTACCAAGTGCTGTTTTTCCAATAAATTATAAGTCTTATCAACTTCATCAAATAATTTTGATACAGCTTTATAAAATGCTTGTACATTATCATTCTTTTTAAGCCACCAAGGGCATTTCGACATCATATAATCAAAATTACTCTGCATATTCCGCCACCTCATTAAATCCTAGTTTTAAAACTTTTTCAAAATTGCTAGATGGTTCATTTTTAAATTTAAATGTAACATCTATATTTAATAATCTATCAGCAGAATAAATCTCTCGAATATATTCAGCCTCACATTTATACGATGTGATATAATCTCCAACTTCTGTATTTTTCAAATAGTCTTTTACAATTTCTTTTAAATTATCTAATAAAATGTTACTGTCCTTAGTTGCTGTAAATTCTATATTTATCAAAACTTCTCTTTTATGCGGTCTATAAAACGAAATCTCCCTGTCAATTCCTTGACTATCTTTAACAATCACTTTTGTATCTCCTATTGTTTTGATTGCATGATCTTTCTTTCTCCATATTGCATTAGCAATATCTTCATTTCTTCCGCCGTCAATAATTAATACAATCGATTTCCCTTCAATACCTCGTTCATCAGTCGTCATCTCCTTATTTTCATCAGCATAAACAGATTTAACACCTTCCTGTTTTAATACTTCCGCTCTAATTCCGTCCAAATTCCATTCACTCTCATTGCGGCTTAAAAACCAACGTTCTATATATTCGTTATCACTTTCTTGCCCCTGTCCACCAGCCGCAATCTCATTTTGCTTAAAATCATAAACACCATTCACGACTTTAACTATCTTGATAATACTCCCGATCTCTTTATTTCCTTGTTCTCCTGCAGTATCGCAAACAAACTCAAAAGTAGTTTTATTGTTCAGTGTTCCACTTTCGTTAAGTATATATCTCGTCCCATCATTTGCCTCGAGTATCACATCACCTTTTTCAAGATTTACATTAAGCCCACCAATTAATTCGATTTCGACAGTTGCATGGCTTTCTTGCTTTCTCTTAAAGAAAAACGGACTATTTGCTAAATGCTCATCTATTTCAATTCCTTCGCAATTAAGCAAATTCATTTTGTCAGCTTGTATCTGTTGCCGTTCCATTTTTTCTCTCAAAAGCCTAGCGACTGGATACATCAGCATATACCAAGCGCTCCGCTTATCGTTAGAATAATCAGCTTTTAATAATGTTTTTAATTCATTATTCAAAATATTCATATTGTCCTGAACCGTATTAACTTTTATTCTCGCCAACCTATCCCAACTCCTTTCATTAAAGTTTTCTCATTATCATTAAAAATGATACCAATATTAACTTTTAAATGCCTGTTCTCGTACTCATACACTTCAACATAGCATCTACTTAAATAGTCTCTAAAATTATTCAATATCTTATCTCTAATATGCTCTAACACCTCATTTTCATTTCCGTGAGTTCCAAATAACTTTTCAAAATTTAATCCATATTTAGTGTCATATTCAAGTTCTCCCTCACGAACATGTAACATTAAAACAATTTGTTGTATTACTTCAAAATATTTTTCTTTCGCTTTAAAAAATTGCACATCGCCATTTTCAACATACAATTCACCAGTTGCATTATTCAATTTAATATCCATAAATCACACTCCTTTACGGATGAATATAAGGAACTCCGCCCTTGCTTGTTCCACTCTCTGTATCAACTGTTTTCGCTTTCACTTCTCTACTCTCTATATTCCCAGTTTTGATGTCGCCTTCCATTTTTATATTTCCGTTTATTCCAATAGATGTTGGCTCTATATCAGGATTAATGTCGGTTGGAATATAAAAAGGTAAGGCTATAGCATTTGTAAGATTGTGCCTTTTGTTTGTATTCACCGCCGTACTTTCTTTTGTGATATATCCGCTAGCATCTCTGCTTAAAATTAAAATTGGAACTACGTCACCAGTTTTAAACTTGACTTTTAAATTGAATTCTTTATTTCCTAGTTGACACATTGGAACGTGTAAGATAGGTGGCAATTTAACATCTTGAAACTCTGCCAGTGGCTCAACATCCACAAATCCATTTCCGTGCACTTTTGTTATTTTAGCAATCAAAGATGTATCTATTTTTCCAAGCATTGCTTTCACATATTCTTCCATCATTTTTTTCTACCTTTTCCTTTACTTCTCTTAACTTGAGTAACTTTTCCTTTTTTATTTTCTTCTTTTTCAATCTTTTTAATTTCAGCATTATTTTTCTTAACATCCGAATCGTTATTAATTACTCTTACCTTTAAAGTCATTTTGAAATCACTAATATCACTAATCTCAACAATTTGGCACATTGTTGAGATTTCATTACTTATTAATTCGATTAAATCACCTTTTTTCAAATAATAAATTAATAAACATTTGACTTCGTAATCATATTTCAACTCTTCTTTTTTTTCTTTTTTATCAGACTTTTTTGTTTGAGTGTTATTTTTCGAGTCCTTAGCTACACTTTTATTATTTTTTTGATTTTTTACTTGATTTTTTTGTTGCTGTTTTGCCACTTTTTTTCCCACCTTTTGATGTTTTTTTACTTCCTTTTTTGCCTTTACTTTCCTTCGTTTTTTCCACTTTGTAACTGATTTCTTCAACATTTTGTGGCTTAGGTTCTTCTAAAAGTCCGCTTTGATAACTTAATTTGATTACTTTTTCAGTATTGATCTCATTGTGATATATGTAAATAAAATCATTCTTTGTTGTCATTTGACTGTCACAATCTTTTACGATTTGACCTATCTCATAAAGACCACTTCCTAATATGCTTTCCCCAATGCTGTAAACTTTATCATTCTTTAGTTCACACTGTTTAACAGTAAAGCCACATTTACTCGCCAAGTCATTAATAATTGTACTTGCTGTTGTGTTTGGAGCATAAGCCGCACTTACTAATTTTTTAAAATCCGCAGGAACTTCACGACATTTTAATTTTAAAGTTCCCTTTTCCATTTCTTTTCTTGTAATAATTCCGCTCGCTACTTCGCCAATATCCGCTCCGTATCCAGCCACAAGTCTAACGCTATTTTTTAATTTGATTTTAGCTACCGTTGTATTCGTTAAACCCTTAATTTCTATATCAAACTCATTTGGCTCCTCGTTTACCGATTTGTAAATCCATTTTATTTCTACACCATTTATTACGGTCGGATCCGTTAAGCCAAAATCTTTTGGAAAAATAAAATTCAAAGCTCCGTCATCTGTTTCAATCTTTATCTCTGTTCTTTCTAAAAATAGTTTATTAAACATTTCCCTCTCCTGATTCAAATATATCAAAATATTCTAAAAAAATAGTTTCACAGAAATTCTCAAAAGTGATTGGGACTTCTTTTTTGTCAAAACTAAGCGGAACAATGTAACAATTTAAAAATTCATTATTAATGTTATTATTTTCATCTTTTGCTATAAACCAGCCAATCGGTCGACCATATACAAGTTTTTCATTTTCTAATAACAGTTCACCGCCTTCATCCATAACATCAATATAAATACGATTGTTACTTTTAAAATGCTTTATTCTTAACAAATATACCTCACTTCCGCTTTTAAAAGTAAAAATATAAGGTATTTTGTTTTTGTCTATTTCTATTCTCATTTTAAAAACCCCTTATATTCAATATTACTTGTTTTTGTTCCAGCAATTCCTGTTTTTTGTTCCTCTCTTAATGTTGTCAGTTCTGTTCCTAATATGTCACCCTTTCTCATTAAATAAGCAAATTCCAGCACTTCAAAATCGATTTCAAATTCTAATGCCGATTGTGTTTTGTAGCTCCTTGAAACTTTTGTTATTATCATATCTTCTATTGTTTCAACAGTCGAAATAGTACACAAAGCCTTCTTTTGCCACAATTCTACAATTTGCTCGTAAATACTCTCAGCATTTTTAGTAACTAAATCACTTAAAATGACAGAAATACTATATTTTCTGTTACTGTGCGAAACATTACTACTTATTAGTGTGTTATCTCTATCTTCTAACGAATGTGTTTTAACACTGCTACTTCTTTCATCACTTTTAATCTGTACCCATTCAAGAGCTATATCATTAATCTTACATCGTTCAGCTTCTTCAAAAAGTGTAAATCCAAATCTGTCTCCAAAAAACTTGTTTATCTCAGAAGAGTAGGCTAGAGCGACACCGTAAACAGTTGCCCCAGCTGTTCCTAAAAAACTATTCAGTCCCATGCTAAAACCTGTGCTCTTAGCTTTTTTATAAGCTGCATTGCCAAAAACATTGCCTTTTATTTTTTCTTTTGTCGCATTCAAACTGCTAAAATCCATCGCCTAACCTCCCATCGCTATGAATTTCTCTTCAAAAAATCTTCTCATTATTTCTTCCACTTTTCTAACTAAATCCTTGCTATCTCCGCCAGAATTTTCAATAACAACTGTCGGAGAAAATGTATATTGATTATTTCCGCCATTACTTTTCCCCGAAGATGAAGAGCTAGAATTCTTATTAATTAGTGATTTTGATGAACCACCAAATTGGTCTCTCATCATCCTTCTAGTTGATTCTGCCGTAGATATTCTTGTACCTTGAGGTAAATTCATAGTCATTTCTTCGTTAGCCAAAAATTGTTGACCGCTCGGCAACCTAATCATTTCCGCTCCTTTTTCTGCAACGGTAACTGGTCCACCTTCCCAAGATTTATCCCCTATATATCTACCTTTTCCACCACCTAAGAACCCTAACCAAGACGGAGGCTTGATCTTGAACATTCCGGCTATTTTACCTGCTATTTCGCTAACTTTTCCAGCTAATCCTTCAAAAAATCCTTTGATTGCATTAATTACACCTTGTGCAATACTTTTTGCCTTGTTGAATCCTTGAGTAAAAAATGTAGCAATTTTATTTACCACTGCACCAATCGAATTAATAACTCCTGAAATAACAGCCAATACTGCTCCCATAATACTAGCAACTACACCTATTATTGCTGAGAACACTCCAACTACAACTCCTACAATTCCAGCAAATACACCGATTACAACTTGAGCGACTGGAACTATTGCCGATATTAATACTGCTCCTATTTGCAAGATAATACCAATTACTGGAATCAAAGCAGTACCAATTTGAACTGCTAAATTAACAATTACTGCAAATATTTGCATTATTGGCGCAAGCGCTGGAGTAAGCATAGATACAACCTGCATAATCTGTCCAAAAGCCATTGCAAACATATTTCCTATGCTCCCAAAATCAATATTAGAAAATAATGTCATAACAGCATTGCCTATATCACTAAATATTTGCCCTATCTGTCCAAAATTAATACCACTAAGCATTTGACCGAATGCTCCTGCAACTTGCCCAGCTAAACTAATAATCGTGTTTAATCCGTTAGCAATTCCATTTACAAGTCCATCTCCACTAATTCCACTAAATGCTTGTTTTATCAATCCACCTATTTGTTGTAGCGGAGCTAACAGCGGAGCAAAATTTAATTTTCCGAAAATGTTTAATATTCCATCAAATGCACCGTCAGCCATTGTTGCCATTCCTGAAAATGCTTGTTGCACACTTTGAGCCATTTTTTGACCAGCATTAGTTTTAAGCAATTCATTTACTTTTGTAAGTAGTCCATCCATAGCTTGTTGCCCTGCATTCTGTGCTTGTTGCCAAACTTTTCCAAAAGTAAGGGGCATATCTTTATATTTGCTTTCTATTTCACCAGCACTTCCTAACACTGCATTTTTAATTACATCCGAAGTAATTTTACCTTCAGAACCTAATTTTTTAAGTTCTCCCATTGAAACTCCCATTGACTCCGCTATCTTTTGAGCTAAAATAGGAGCATTTTCCATTACAGACCTAAACTCATCACCTTGCAATTTTCCAGAAGTCATTGCTTGATTTAACTGAAACATTGCTGACTTGGCTTCTTCAGCCGATGTACCTGATACTTTGAATGCCTTATCCAATGTACTTGTAAATTTAACTGCTTCATTGTCGTTAAACAATCCGTTAGTAAGCATTTTAAGTTTAGCAATCGAATCTAGTTGTGCCCCATAATCTGCCCCGCTGCTTTGAGCTGCTGCGAAGGTTTTTTGTTTCAATCCACCAACATCATTAGTGACCATCTTAAGCCTAGAATTTCTTAACGAATTTTCATCAGAAGCCTTTGCTAATCCTGCAAAACTAAGTCCACCAGTAATCCCTCCAATCATACTACCAATCATACTAAATTTGCTTAGCTTTTTGAAAATACTAGAAATTTTACTTCCTATGTTTTTTAACCCTGAGCCAAATTTTTTTAAACTATCAGGTTTAAATGCACCTTTTATTTTTTCACCTAACTTTGGAAAAAGATTGCCTAGCGAACTACCTACTCCCTTTAATCTATTAAATTTATCACGAATTGCATCCAGTCCCGAGGCTGCTCTTTTACCAACCAACGGTATTCTTTCAACCCCATTTATCAATCCGTTAGTAAGATTTTCAAATTTAAAATTCTTAATTTTGCTTTGCAATTGCGATATATTAGGCATTAAACTAGCCATTTTAGCCTTTAGTTTCTCTAATCCAGAGCCACCAACTTTGTTTCCGATTTTTGATATTTTTTCTTCTACTTTTGAAGCAGCTGGTAGCAAAGATTGCATTTTGGATTTTAATTTGTTTAAAGGACTATCCTCGGCTTTAACACTCAACAATATTTCTAATTTATTTCCGCCAGCCATTTTATCCCTCCTTTTCCTCAAAATCCATTATCGCTCTACACCATTGAAAGAACCTAACATTACTCATATCAAGAACAACATTAGGGTCTTTTATTTTCCTTTTTACAATAAACTCCCATTTCATTTTAACCATGGGGTCATTATATTGTTCTTCTGCTATTTCAAGGTCATGTTCAATTTCCTTTTCTTGTTCTCCTTGAACTTACCCATGTAGTCTATAATAGTCGCAATTATTTCAAACAATGCCTCCTCATCGTATTCAAAAAAACTAATTTTCCTAGCCTCGTTTGGTTTTTCAACCATTTTTGGCAATACAGTTGCTGCAAATACTGTGACATCTTTATCTGTCAAAAATTTTGTTAAAGCATTTGTGTAAATTTGATAATTTTGCGGCTTAGTTAATCTAAAATCAAATTCCTTTAAAGTTCCTTCTGCGTCCACATATATCTCTTGCCCCTTAATATTTAATCTCCCTAAATTATCAATAAAAACATTACTTTCTTGCTCTTTTTCTTCTATTTTTTCATTTTCTTTATTCGCCATTTTCTAATCCCTCCTATACGGTTTCTTTATATTTTGCACATTGAACTGTATATTCAATAGTGACATCTTTGGTATTATTCTTTCTTTCTCCACCTTTTTGAACCGATACGCCTTCACCGTTTCCGACAATTTTATTCATTCCTGTATTATCTATATATGTCAAAGTCCCTAAAACTCCATTTGGATTTGCATTACATTTAGTCAAGAATATATCATCATCAGACCCTTTTACTGTCGTCAATTTGATTTCTCTTTTTGTAACCCTTGTTTGAATTGTTGGAACATTCCCTTTGATATCTGGATCTCCCATTGTATGAGAGTCTTCTGTCGGATTATTTTCAATCTCTTTAGCCTCTTTGATCATATAAGTCCCTACTCCTGGAAATGTAATGAATAAATCAACCTTGCTTAAATCAATCGACTTTTCTAAAAAATTATTTCCCATTTCTACCTCCTTATGCTGCTGTTAGTGGCTCATCGTGCCAAACTAATGTAACTTCAATTTTTTCTATTTCTGTACTGATTGTAAAATCAATTTTTACATTTCTAAGTGTACGATTGATGTAATCATCTACAGTCAATCCTGTCTGTGCTGAAGTGTCTTCAATGCTTGGGACTGTAACTTTAAACAAGTATTCGCCACTATTATTCTTAGCAACTGCTCCCTGTTTCCCCATTGCTAACATTACTCTATTCAATAATGCTTCAACTTTCGGAATACCTTCACCATCCATTGTTGTATTCTTTTCTTCAATTAACATTCTAGCCAAATTAGTTTCAATATTATGCACAATCGCATCTATTTTAATCGTTTGGTCTGCATGTCTTACACCATCAGCACACCAAGAGCCGCTTGTTACAGCATTGTATCCAACGAAATTTCTAGTATAATTAATATTGCCTTCTTCATTATCGCTTTCTTCTGTCAAAGTTTTAGCTGACGGATCTACCCCTAATATTCTCCTGTCACTCCAACGCCCATTAATTCCTTGAGCGAACGTGTAAGCTGGTAATCCAAATATATCCAAGTTTCCACCTTCGGCTTTTCCAGCCATAAAATATATTCTCACGCTTTCTTTTAGTTTGTTGTTCTCAGCTGTCGAATTAGCCACAACTGCAAATTTAACATTTCTAGTTAGCCATTTAGCCAATGCTTTTGTAAATTCTTCATCATAAAAATCTACAATCACACCGTAAAAATCGCCAGTTGGTAAACTGTCTAAAAATTCTTCGTTTGGCGTTGCTTTACTTGTACAATACCAAACATCTGGCTGGATTACATTCCCATCGCTATCCTCTTGTGACAAAAATGTTTCTACACCTTTGTACATTTTAGAATTAGCTCCAAAATCTGTTTTAACATCATCCAATTTTGTATACTTCTTGTAAGGTTTATCTGCCTCTTTAGTTATAAATAAGACTTTCCCAAAATCACCTAGCAATAAAGGCTTTGTTGGTCTTATTACTGTTACTTTTATTTTCTTAGCCATTCTCTACCTCCGTTTTCACTTCTACATCTTTTATTAAATCTCTTACTCTTTCACTTGATTCTCGCCAGTTCATTTCTACATCAAAGCTAAATCTGTAAATGTACTGGCTGCTCTCAAGGAAAGTTAAATCTTTTATTTCTATCTCGTCATCACTTAATCCAAATCCGTTCCTAACCAAGTCATGTCTTTTCTTAAATGCTATAACCTCAAGTAATTCGCTAGCCATTTCTTCTGCTCTTGACTGTGTTGGTGCATAGAAATCAAATTGCAAATAAGCAATAACTAATCTTAAAGCCTTTTCCTTGATTTGCGTATCTGTTGTTTCAATAGTTCTATATGCACTGTATGCCGACTTATTAAGACTTATTGTGTGCATAACAGCACATTCTGCTGGCTTTTTAGCTACATAGTTATCACGAATAACTTGGAAATCTACGAAACTGGCTAACAATTTTCTCAATACTTCGTTTTTCATTCTTGCACCCTTTCGATATAATAAGTTCTAAGTTCATCGTGTTTCATATAGTTTTTTGCTGTTGTTACAATATAGTCATTTCCCTCAAATTCAATTTTATTTTTCAAGTCAATATCAATATAACAGTATATTTTTTTAGTATCTAAAGTCACTTGTATCCCTTGTTCCACAAGCATACTTATGTCCTGCCTGTTAAGATTAAATACTGCTCCCTCAAATTCTAAACTTTCATCAACTTCAACCAGTTCCGAATTAATCCACTTGCTTGTTCTTTTTGATATTTTGCATTTGTTAAAAAATCTCTTTGGTATAAATGTTTTATGTGCCATTTTATGCCCCCACAATTTCAAAATTTATTGATTCGTAAAGCGAATGTGTGTCCATAAGTGGCTTACTATGACCCTTTTTCTTTACAGTTTGTGGATTAAGCGCTGCAAAGTTTCCACTTGCTATTGTTTTCTTTATTTTTTGAACTACAAAAGTCCCTAAATTTTCATAAGCCTGTTGTGCTGACATTCCGCCTTGAATAATTTGCTCAACTTGTTGTTTCATATACTCTTTTATTTCATTTTGTGCGTTTGCAGTACCAACCGATAATCTAAAAAATGGTCTAGCTGGTATTCTGCTTGTACCATATTCATTAAATATTGCATAATCCTGAACCGAAATACCGTTTGTGCTTCCATTCCCAAGCACTCCTACCTTCACGGCATGTGCCTGCAAATATTTCAATTCCTTATCTAACTTTTCCAACCCTTCTAATTGATAAATTATTTCAGCCATATATCCGCCTCGCAACACTTTCAATTTTCTCTTTCTTATTAGCCACAAAATCCACAAATGAATAAGAAATGTCATCAATCTTATAATTTTTGTACTTGCTTGCTTCTTCATCCATACTGTTAACGAAGTCATTTACAAGTATAGATATTTCATATTTCAGCCAGTCTGGCAGTTCATCATATCCAGCTTTATAAGTTACTTCAATTTCTTTTTCTTTTGTATTGCAAGGACAATTACTAAAATTAACAAACTCAATATAATTCCCACGACTTTTATATTCATCATCAGAATTAATACTTACAATTTCAACAACTGGACGTTTGTTTAAGTAAATCCGCTTATTATAATCATAATCCTCTGTGAGTGTTTCAACTTCTAATTTATATCCAGTTACATTTTCAATTTGACTAATTGCAATGCCAAGCAAGGTTTCAACCCTAGCTTTTTCATTATCTTCTAAGGTTGCCCCTGTTATTTTTTTGTAGTCCTCTACTGTAATTAGCATTTAAACCACCTCTATTTTACTTTTAAAACTGAGAATGCTTTGGCTCTTGTAACTTTTCCACCGATTCTAATTCTAGTAAAATATGTTGTAATTCTCTTGTCAGGATCTCTATGTAATTCTTGCTCAAAGTTTTGTTTCATAACATATGTATAACCTTTCGCAAAGTCACAGAATACAGCTGGATATTTACCAGTTGCTATGTCATCCAAGAATTCTTCAACATAAACTGGGTATCCATTAAATCTCATTGTAGCTCCGTCTCTAATTGTATTCCATAAAGGCACACCGTTCGCATCTTTCCATAATTTCATTTCTTCATACAATTTTGGTGACACATAATAAGCAGAACCTTGTCTATAACTTAATTTCATACCAGTTTCAAGTTTCACCATATCTTCCCAAGAAACTTTATTTACCGCGCTAGTTGTTACTGCACTAGCTAATACATCTGCATTTGTTAAAAATCCCTCAATGCATTGTTCTGTTGTAGTGTTGTAAGTTCCTTTTAATGTTAAAGCTGATAACGTTTGACCGAATTCTTCTGAAATAGCTTCTTTTATTTCACCAACAATATCAAATGCTGTATCCGCCCTTGTTTCATCTGTCACAGGGTATCTAACTTGTCTCATTCCCGCAGTTATTTCAATTTGACTATAAGCCAAAGAACCGTCTCTAGTATTCCCAGCACCTTCTTTTACAATTTCATTCGCTTCAGTTATTTCGTTTCTAACTGGAATAATGATTGATTTTTCTTTTAAAGTTACAATTTTACCTTTCATTAAGAAATTAGATATTTCTTTAGTCTCTTTCAAAATTTCATTTGATAATATTGACGGCATTAAAATTGGAGTTACCCCTGTCGTCATTATAGGTGCTTTAATTAACCCTTCAACATTTCTGTCACCTGTTTTTAAAAATTTTACAAATGCATCAGTTTCTTTTTTTTCTTCTGATTCAGGATTTGAAAGCCCTTTTTTCATAGCTTCATCTAAAGCATCAGCCATTTTCCCGATTTCTTCATTTGATTTATTTAATTTATCCTCTAATTCTGCAATCTTAGCTATTTTTTCTTCTAATCCATTCAGTTTTTTGCCTGCTTTTTCAATATTATTCGTATTTTTCTCAATCCCTTTTTCCAAATCCTCGATATTTTTTGGCATATTATCATCTCCTTTATTATTTTTATTTATATTGTTATCGCCTTTTACCGTTTGCACAGTCGCTCCAGGTATCGCACCTTTTAAAACTACACTACCCTCGACAACTTCAAATTCTTTAATTATTCTAGCGTTTACTTCGCCTTTATCTGTCTGTACTTTTCCAAACTCTCTTTGTTTTAAAAATCCACCAACAGACATTTCATAGTTTGCTCCGTTATTTTTCATCATAGAGTAAACCTTTTGAGCATCTAAATTCAAAGCATTGCCATTTTCATCTGTCGACAAATCAAGTTTAGCCGAGAACTTAAGATTTCCAGTTTCATCTTGATAAACTTTCAAAGTTCCGATTTCCTTACTCCAGTCATGCATATGTAACAAGAAATAAGTCTTATCCTTATCCACTTTATCAAGTGCTGTTTTATCAAAATAATCACCGTAGCTATCAATAACACTATGTGTCACCAATTGCCCTTCAATTATTCCTTTTTCCTCTGTATCTTGTTTCAATATCATTCTGACACTCTTGTTAAATTCTTCCATTTTACCTCCTTTACACTAATTCGCAATGGCAATTTATGACATCTTTAGCGTCCGCATCTAATTCGTGAGGATGCATTAATCCGCAGCTAAATTTTTCATTTGCTTTTTTAGTTTCTTTGTCACATTTCAAATGGCTTTCTCTGTCTGTTTTACCACCGCCTACGTGCCACCAAGTTTTATCTAGCCCCGCCTGCTCCAATCCGTTGAAATATGTTGTTGTAGCAGTGGTGGCTGTCTCAGTTCT